ACGGCCTCGGCGGTCTCGGCGACGTCCACCTTGCCGTTGTTGGTGGTGTCATAGACCGACTTCGACATGTCGCCCATGCCGGCACCCGACAGGGCCGCCTGCACGAAGGCGGTGGTGGCGATCTGGGGGGTGCTGGTGGCCGGGGCCGCAGTGGGCGCGGTTGGCGTGCCGGTCAGTGCCGGAGAGGCGAGCGGGGCCTTTTCGGCGAGCAGCGTATCGACCTGCCCCTTCCGCACGAGGTCGGTGGCGGCGGAGGCATCCTGCGACGCCTTTGGAACCGTGGAGAAGGTCTTGGCGCCGCCGATGGTCTGGCTGGACGAGAGATCGGCAAATGCGCCCTTGCCCGCGAGCGCAATGACCGACGTCGCATTGCCGGAGCCGTCATCGCCCTTGCCAATGTAGAGTGTATCATCGACTTCATTGTGAGCGAGTTCGGCAGACTTGAGAGCAGCTGGAGCGCCAGCGTTGCCGGAGGCGCGGCGCTTGATGCGGATGACGTTCGCCATTGGAAGATACCTTCTCCGTTCAGAAATTGCCGCCGTCGATGGTGATGCCGGCGTCGAGACTGCCGGGCGGCCCCTGCGGGCCTGGAGAACCTGGAGCACCGGCCTGGCCCTGCGGGCCGTGCGCGCCGAGAACCCTGACGGCGATGGGCACGGTGCTGACCCGCACCCTGACCGGTTCGGTGCCAGAGACCCGGATGCGAATCGGGCCGGTGTGGGGTGCGAGTTCAATCTTCCCCGCCATTACAGGCCTCGCGTGACGGGCCGGATGACCGGGATCTCGAGGGAGAAGTTCAGGTGACGGTCCGGCTCGAGATCGATGCGCACCATGTCCATGACGACGCTGCCCGGCGGGAGGTTCGCTGTCGCAGCCGGCGGGATGACGATCTCGACGGTGGTATCCGAGATCCGCGCGAGGCCGCCGTTTCCGGTGGTGAGCGTTGCGATGACGGCGCTGTCACTGACCTTCGCGCGGACCTGTGCTACAAGCGTGCAGGCATCTGGAAACACCGGGCCATCGGCTTCCAGCTGCAGCCGGTACTCGTAACCGGCGACGATGGCGGGGCCGTCGGAGACGGAAACGCTCATGGCCGCCACCCGCAGAGTTTTGCCCCAGCCTCGTTGTGGGCTGCGATCTGCTCCTTCGTCTGCCGGGTGAGCACGTCCGACCGGGAAGGCCGGATGGGTTGCGCCCAGTCGCAGTCGCTCTTCAGCCGGGGGTCAGTCGCGCATCCAGCGATCAAGACGGCGATCGAGAGCAGGATCGCTGCTGTTCTGAACATCATGCCTGATCTCCCCTGACTGCCGGATGGCCCTGTCACGCACTGCCTGCCGCTTTGCTTCCCAGGCCGCCTTGCCGGCGGCGCGGCCCCTGAGCCAGGCGATGCCGAGGGCCGCGAGCACGCCTGCCGCCAGTGCCGCCCAGCCCGACAGGCGGGACCAGGCGGTTGAAAACATTGAAAGGAGGAGCCCCATCACGGCGTCTTCCCCGTACGGTAATCCTCGATGCGGGCAGCCTTCGCCTTCCACGCCAGCACGATGACGATCAGGAAGATGGCCGCCCCGGCAAACGGCAGCACTGGCAGAAGCCAATCAGTGAGATTGAGCAGCCCCACGGTGCGCTCCGTGACGTCCTTGGCGCGCTCGGCGGTCTCCACCGCGGGCGCCACCACCGAGGCCGCGGCACCGGCCATGCCGACAATGCCGGTGGCGATCTGCGCGTCAGAAGCCTTCACGATGCGGGAGTTCTCGGGCTTGCCTTCCGCCCGCTCCTGCGAGACCGCACGGGGCTTAGCCTTCTGCAGCGCCTCGACGAGGATGGGATCCACATCCGGGCTGAGGCCCAGACCGTTGTCGGCGCGGAAGGCCAGGACGGCGGCCCGCGTGCGAGGACCGTAGCGCCCGTCCACGATGCCGACCTCGAAATACCCCAGGTCCTTCAGCTGCTGCTGGACGACCTTCATCTCCGGACGCTGGGGAGCATCCGAACGCAGCGGCCGCCGGATACCGAGCAGGCGCGACCTCGCGTAGCGGGCGACAGTGACGCCATCCGACTGGTTGCCCCCCAGCACCTCGATCTGTGAGCCCGTGGCCTTGAGGAAGAAGGCGATATGGCCCTGCGTCGTGCTGGAGCCGCGCGTGAAGATCACGACATCGCCTTCTCGCGCCTGCTCGATGCCTGGAACCTTCTCGCCCCAGGTGAGGTAAGAGCGCGCATTGAGCTTGCGGGTGGACGAGACCCCTGCCTTCTCAAGACAATGCCCGACGAAGGCGGCGCACCAGGCGACCTCATCATGCTCGACCCAGTCATGGCCGACGGTGCGGTACATCTCCATGACCTTCGGGTTGTCTGCGGAGCCCTTGATCTCTTTCGTGCCGAGATAGCTGCGGGCGATGGTCATGTGGGTCATCAGACAAGGTCCTCCTCATGGCCGGAGGCGTTCTCGGCCTTCGGCTTCGGTTGCAGTGTGAATGGATGTTTGGGGTGAGGTCCGCCGGCCGCCGCTCAGGGCGGCAGCTTGGTCAGGCGCTCGAGCAGGAAGTCGTACAATTTGTCGATCTTGCCCTCGATGGCGTCGAAGCGCTTGGCGATCGAGGGCTGGTCGATCCGGGCGACGTCGAGTTCCAGCATGCCGACGCGGGCGCGAATGTCGTGGATGTCGGCCTTGATGGCGGCGATGTCCTTCGTCACCTGCTGCGCGGCGTCGGGAACGAGTGCCTCTTTCAGCTTCACCATGGCGAGAAGGGCGCCAGAAACGCCGCCCAACCCGACCACGAAATAAACCGCCGTGGGGATGTCGCCGGTCCAGTCCTGCACCATGCGGGAACCTCCTGTTACGTATCGGACGAGGCGCCCGCCCCGGGCTGCTTCAGGCTGAGTTGCGTGACGAAGCCGCCGCCGCGGGAATAACTGTGCGTGACGCTTTCGATGCGGTACGGGCCATCGACGCCGAGGCGTGCGCCCGTGACGATGCAGAGCCCATCCGGAATGGCGGATGTGTCGCCCTCGATGGTGACGCCGCCCTCGCCGGCGTCGCGCTCGGACGTGGCCCTGTCCGAGGCGGTCTGCTGGGTGGCCTCGTCTTCGTCGGGCTTTGCGTAGCGGTGGTCATGCCGGGCCTCGACGCTGAGAGCGGTGTCCTCCTCCGTCTCCTGCCATTGGGCCTTGCCGGAATCGTACCAGCGGGCCCGAACCTGCGAATACTGCGTCCTCCCCAGCGACGGCGAAATGTCCCAGCCGTGCAGGTTCCGGCCCCATGCGGCGACGACCGCCGCAGTGTAGCTGCCGCCGCGCTTCGACATGATGGCCTTCGTACCCTGGATCCGGAAATTACCGCCGATCTCGCGGGCGAGGCGCTCTCCCATGTGAATGAAGCTCTCGTCCCGCATCTCGAAATACTTGCGGGCGATGGAGGCCAGCGACGGATCGATCTCGATCTCCGTCACTCCCGCAGTCCTGCCCGCCCCCTTCAGGATGTCCTCGACCGTCGTGTCGTCGAAATGGCGCTGCTGGCCTTCCTTGGGCTTCTTCGTGGTATCCATGCCCTTGGCCGAGATCGACAGCGTGCGCCCGCTGCCACGCGAACCTGACGACCTGACCTCATCCACGGTGCCGGTGAACACCATACGGACGCCCTCGCCCTCCCAGCCCAGCGCCACGATGACGGGGGCACCGATCCGCGGCAGCAAGATGCGGCCATCGGTGTCATCGATCTCGAGGCTCGCCGTATCGGAGTGGGTGCCCACCTTGTCGGAGACCGAGAGCGAGATCAGCACCGGCATGAGCGTCGAGGTGATGTTGGTGCCCGCCACCGTCACCATGAAGACAGCGCGCTTCGACATGAAGAGTCACCACAGCTTGATCGGATCGAGGATCGCGGGCTCTCGCGGTATGGAAATGGGAAGATAGAAGGCCGTGCCAATCGGAAGATGGGATCCAGAGCCTGCCAGCCCCGGATTGCGGTCAAGGATCTGCTCGACCAGCCCTGCCATGGGCCGCCGGAAGCGCCGCCAGACGATGAGCGACAGGGTGATGCCGTCACCTTCCACCGTGATGGGCTCGACGACCTCGCTCATATGGGGCCCTTTCCTGAACAAATAGCTTTCCGGACCACTTTCCATTGACAAGGGCCCGGATCTGACGCCGACTACATAAGGGCTTGCGCGGAATGTCCCGTGCGAAGCCAGGCAGCTGGAGAGCACACTATGACGGATCGCCGAAACCTGGTCCTTGGCGTCGTGGTGGGAATGTCCGGGCTTGCGGCGCTGTCACAGGCGGCGGAGGCGCAAGCGGCGGTCTCGGACGAGGAGGCTCAGGGAGCTCTCGACATCTTTCTCGAAGCCGTGTTCTCTGACGATGCGGCCAAGGTTGAACACGTGCTGGCGCCCGAATTCCAGATACTTCGCGCGAATGGGAAGAGCAATGACAAGGCGAGCTATCTCCAGGCCTTGCCGAAGCACAAGGTACCTCCCGCGACGAACGCCCTCAAGGTCACCAGCTATGGCGGAATCTTCGTGGCGACCTATGCCATCGAGGCCGAGCAGACGGTCGGCGGCCAGCCCGTTGAGGCCGTGGCGCCCCGTCTTTCGGTTTTCCGCAAGGAGGAGGGACCGATGGCTGATCGTGGCGCACGCCAACTTCGCGCAGATCGGTTGACGCAATCAGGCGAAGAGACCTGAGAGCAGCGAGAAGTAGGATCCATTCGAGGGCTTGGCCGAGCGGCGCACGGAGATGTCCACATCGATCACCCTGCCGATGCCTTCGGCGTCGAGATAGCTCGACCGCTCGCTGACCCTCTCGATCACCACCCAGCCCATCTGCGCGCCATCGCCGCGCATGAGATAGAGCGGGCGTCCGGCGGCGCGCGCCTGGTAGAGCTTCTTCAGGTCGCCAAGCCCGCCGAACCTGTGCGGAAAGATCCTCGCCTTGATCGACCAGCTCTCTGCCCCCTCGCCCACCCATTCCAGCGGCGGCCTGGCGCCGAGCACCGGCTTTTCAACGAAGCTTGATTCGTGGCCGTGGTCGTATTCCGTTGCGTTGAACGGATAGACCTCGAAACGGATCGGCCCCAGCGTCATGAGCATCAGGCGAACCTCAGCCCGGCATCGGCATAGACACCGCGGAAGGTCTCGCGCACCTCGTCGCGCAGCACGCGGCGGATCTTCTCGACGACATCCTCGTCGGCTCTGCCGGTGATGCTGAAGCTGATAGTCTGATTGACCGTCACGCCGCCGCCGATAGCCGATCCGGCCTTGTTTACGTATCCCGACCGCCCGGCGGTGATCAGTTCCGGCCCACGCTCGCCCACCATGTAGGTGGAGCCGCGGGAGATCGGGCCTCCGGCGGCTTTGCCCGGAACACTCTCGACTGGCGCGGGTTCGACACTGCCGCTCCCCAGCCACGACGGCATGGACGGCCACTTGATGAGGCTCGAGACGTCAATGCTTCCAATGGCGGCGACAATCCGGGACGGAAGTGTCGAGAACCACGCGAGGAGCCCGTTAAAGGCACTCTTGATGGCCTCGATCATGGCGTTCGCCAGATCGGAACCGGCCTGCGCATAGGCCGCCTTCTGGCCCTCGCTCAGGACCTCGCGGGAGAAGAAGGAGCCGATCCAGGTCCCGAACTCTTGCAGCTTTTGGTAAGCCCATGAGAATCCATCCCCGATTGCCCGCCCCAGCCCCGCGAGCGGGCGCATGACAGGCTCAAGGGCAGCAAAAGCTGGTTGTAGCTGCGTGAGCAGCACACTCGCAAAGCCACCGGCGAAGGACGAGATGCGGTCCCAATACTTCCAGAGTGTGTAGGCCGCCGCGGCAACAGCGGCCACCGCCACAGCGATGGTACCCCAGACGGGCGCCGAGACCGCTGCCAGGGCAGCGCCGACGGAAGTCATCGCCGTGGCGAGGCCCGAAACACCCGGAACGGCGAGCGCCATTCCGCGCAGCCCCGCCGCCGCGGTCTGGAGGCCGGTCATCTTCAGCCCCTCCATGCCGGCCAGCGCCGTCTGGAGGGCAATCATTCCGCTTGCACCTTCCTTGAGGCGCGCGAAGGAACCGCCGAGCGTGTTCACCGCGAATGAGAGAGTGGCAAGCATCCCGCCCTTGCCCATCAGGCCCAGATAGGAGAGCCCGGCCATCGCGGCCTTGAGGCCGACGAAGCCGGCGGTGATAGCCACAAGGGCACCGCCAATCCGGGGATGCGCGTCGACAATGGAGATCAACCCATCGACAAAAGGCTTCAACGCCCCTGCGGCATTCCCCAGGATCGGGATCAGTGCACTGCCGATGCTGGTCTGCAGGTTCTGGCTGGCGATCCGGAACGCCTTCATCTTCTCGACGCCGGTCTCCATCATGCGCGTAAAGTCCGCATCGACCACGCCTGCCGCCTTCGACGCCTCGTCGCGGAGCCTGGTGTAATCGTCGAGCCCGTTGAGGAGCGGCAACAGGCCTTTCTGCACCTGGGCGTCGGAGAACAGTTCGCCGATGCGGGAGGTGTCGCCCTTGATCGCCTTGTTGATGGCGCGGAGCGCAGCCTCGAGCGGATCCGCCCCCTTCGCTGCCGCATCCTTCAGGACCTTCTGAATGTCGATGCCCTTCCTTTTGAAGTTCTTGATGGCATCGTTGGAATTGATCTTCTGCAGGATATTGTTGAAGTTCGTCGCCGCCTCGGCACTGTCACCCGCACCCCGGCGGACGATCTGCAGAGCCGCCGCGATCTGGCTCAGGCCCTGCTGCCCGGTCATGCCCTTGGAACTGGCAAGTGCGGTGATCGAGGGAAGGTACTGGGCCATGTCCTTCAGTTCGAAGCCGCCCGCCTTGCCGGCCGCGGCCATGATGTCGAAGGAGCGGGCAAGGTCTTCTGCTCCCACGCCAAGGTTCGACATGGCCGCGAAGCCCGCCTTGGACAGGTCCTCGAGGCTGGCGCCAGTCGCCGTCGCGGCCTTGCCGATCGATGGCATGGCCCGGGTGGAGCGTTCGACGTCGAGACCCATGCCGACGAGGAAGTCCTGCGCACGGATGATGTCGGTGGTGAACTGGTTGACCTGGGCTGACGTCGCCTTCGCCGCGTTGCCGATTTCCTTCAGCTGCCCGGCGGAAAGGTTGCCCTTGGCGCCCAGTTCGGCGAGCGCCCGTTCAAGTTCCTGTGCCGACTGCACGGGCGCGGTGAGCGCTGTCTTGAGCACGTAGAGAGTGCCCACAGCATCGAGCATGCGCACGCGCGCGGCATCGATGGCACGGTTGTTGCGGGTGATGGCGGCGTCGAGCCTGTCGGCAATGGTGATGGGGCCGCCTGTGGCATCCCGGACCGAACGTGTGATGCTGCGCAGGCTGTTCGCGACGCCGCGCGCCGGGCCCGACACCCGGTCGAGCAGTTCGACGATGAGCTGGGTGGTCTGGCTCGCCATCGGTCATTCCCTTCTGCCACCGGTGAGGCGCCGTGCCTCGGCGTGCCAGAGCAGCACCTCGGACCAGTCCATGTCATCGAAGACCGTGACCGGCGTGGAGAACACATGCGCGGTGTCCGCGACAACGCCGCGCCAGCCGCTCACGCCGGGGCCTTGGGCAAAAAACCGCCCAGCACCTCCGAGATCGACGCGAAGTCGGCGGCATCCATCTCGTCCATGGCACCCATGGGCAGATCGCAAAGGACGGCGGTCATGGCGATGCTCTGGTCGAGTTCCGTGGAGCCGGGCTCGCGCATTTTCTCCATGGCCCTGAGGTCCCTGACCTTGGGGCGGCGGATGGCGACTTCGGTAATCATGCGGTCCTCGACCTTGATCGGCCGGATGAGCTTCACACGCGCGGTATCATTCATGATGTCATCTCCGGAAAATCATGCGATCAGCGCTGGACGCGCAGGATGCGGCGCTCGTCGTCGTTCTGGGAGATGCCGTCGAGACGCCATTCGGAGGAGAAGAAGTCCCAGAAGAGCTTTTCCTTCTCATTGAACCAGAGTTCGTAGTGCATCACCTCGTTGATGGCATATTCGTGCCCTTGCAGCTCGCCGCGCTGGAAGGCGTCGGGCTCGATCTTGCCGAGGCGACCCTCGATGATGGCCTTCGACTCGATCGCAATGCCGGTCCGCTTGTCGCGGATCACGCCATAGGCGGTGAACACCTTCTGGCGCGACGAGCCGAGACCGAACTGGGTCAGGAGATCCGGGTCCCAGCCATTGAGCTTGAAGGTGGGCTCCATCTTCTGGATGCCGACCGCGACCTCGATCTGGACACGGGAGCCGCCGGCATGGTGGTCCTGGTACATCTCCTGCAGGGTGGGCAGCTTGAGTTCGGCCAGTGTGAGATGCTTCGAGGCGGTCGGGTCGTGATCGCCCGCGAAGAGATTGGCTGCCTCCATGATATAAATCGTGCTCATGGGTCGTACTCCCTGTCAGATGTTGATCAGCCGGTCACCGCGTCGACCTGGGCGAGCAGGTCATCGAGCAGCGCATCGAGCGCCGGGCGGTAGCGGGCGGACTGGATACCCAGATATCTGAGCACCGGCGCCTCCTCCGCCGCGAAGTTGACGGTGAAGCGCCCCTGCCGCAGCTCTTCCGGCGAGTTCTGGTCGCGGGTGAACTTGACCTCGTAGCCGAGAATGTCGCCGTCGGCCTTCAGGTCGCGCATGGCGAAGCCCATGGTATTGAGCACCGCCTGGATGGTCTGGCCGGTGAGATTGAAACGCCCGAGATAGAAGCGGAGCGTCCGCAGGAACATCAGGTGGATGTAATCGCGCCCGCGGGTCACGTTGTAGAAGCGCCAGAGATCGTCCTCCCCGGAATTGTCGGTGCCGACATAAACAAAGCCTCCGTTCGCGATGGCCGTCTCCACGCCGAGTTCGCCGCGCAGCAGCACGCCGACATTGTGCAAAAGAAGCCGCTGACCTTCCGTGGCGCCGTCGGTCAGCGAGAAATTGATCGGCCGCGACGGCCCGACGATGCCGGCGACCGGCTGGTTCGCCCAGCTGTGGAAAGGACGGCCCTGTTTCTCGTGGTCGCGCCTCACGCCGATGCCGATGACAGCGGGCGAGAGCGGCATCACCGCGACCTCGCTGCCCGCCATGACGCGCACGGCCGGATCGACGGGAATGAGACGGCTGGAAGAGATGGTCTCGCGCCAGTCGATGGCCGCCTGCTCGGTCGTGGCGGGCCCGTCGACCACGGCGTGGGCGAGGAGCTTGTTGCACAGCGCCGGCAATGCCGCACACACCGCATTGGCATCGCTTCCCTGCCGCTGGCTGGTGAAGCCGGGCGCACACAGCAGCCGCGGAATGACGCCGAGCAGCGGCCCGGCCTGCACGAAGGATTCAAGTCCCGTGGAGATTCCGTCGCCTACGATGTTGGCGATGGTCTCTTCGACGGTCATCCCCTCGTCCACGCGCACCACCACGACCTTGCCCGCCACCTGGAACTCGCCGAGCTGGGAATTGATCAGGGTCAGCGCGTCCGAGATGGTGCCCTCCGTTCCGAGCGCCGTCCGCTTCGCCGTATCGTCGGAATAGAGGAACACCGGCGTATCGAGCGGAAACACCGCCGGATCGGCTTCGGGTGCGGTGCCGATGAGCCCCACCACCGACATGTCGCTGTAGACGGCGGGACGCGGCTCGTTGTCGATCCGCGTGATCGAAATGCCAAAGGTTGGATCGGACATGGGGTATCTCCATTGCAGAAGGCCCGCCGCATGGGGACTCCATGCCGCAGGTGCTGAGGTGGCAGGTATCGAGGCTTCGGATTGAGATCAGGAAAGGCGATGAGCCGGATCAGAAGTCGATCTCGGGCGTGGTGATGGCGAGATCGGCCTTCTCGCCGGACTGCAGGAGGACCTCGAGGACGAGAACCTTGTTCGTTCCTTCCACCGGCGTGCCGTAGAAGCGCACTGAACGGACCCATCCGCCCGCGCCATCCTCGACGACGCTGGTCACCTCGATGTCCTTCACGCCCGTGATGGACAGCTTCTGGGAGAGCTGCGCGATGAGCGATTGCGTCATGGTCTCATTCCTCAGTAGGTACCGCCATCGCTGATGGCATTGAGCGTCGTCTGCAGGTTTGAGATCTGCGAGATCGTATGGCCGTGGCTGCCATCCGCCTTTGCGGCCAGCGTGGAGACGAGCCCGGCAATGTCGGACATGCCCAGCATGACCACACCGGTCCTGCCATTGACCGATGAGACGGGGCCGCTTGCGAGCACGGCTTCCGCCGTCGCAGCCGCCTCCGAAGCCTCCTCGGCGGCCTGCTGCGCCAGCGCCAGCGTCTCCTGGACCGCTGTCGCGGCCTCGAGCACCGCCACGCTGATGCCCGCCGTCGCGGAAATTACCCAATCATCGTGCGCGGTATTACCGATGCCGCCATTGACGAGGATGACCTCGAAGGCCAACCCGCCATTGGTCCTGTCGAAGTCCTCGACGCGCAGCACGGCATAATCGTCCTGTGTTCCCGCCGCCTGCCGGGTGAGCAGCACATAGGGCGTCGGCGAGAACAGATCGCGCTGTGCCGGATCGGTGATGGCGAGCGTCGACTGCAAACCGGTCGTGATCGTGAGCGCGGTTTCCGACGTGGCGACCAG